GCAACTGCTTTTGGTGGTGTTCAAGCCTTCACAGGTATCGGTAATGACCCTCAATATATCGGCGGACAATCTCTAATGGCACTCGCTATGTTGGGAGCAACAAGATTGAGAACAGACAACGTCGGTGTTAAAATGCTAATCATGGGTTCCTAATAAATAAATAGGAAACGAATTATATAAAAAGGGTGTTGGTGGAATTAGACACCACACCCTTTTTTAATAAAATAAAAATAATAAAAACATGGCAATACCACAAATAACAATAAATAAACAAAATGGAGGCATTGTAAGAGGTTTGGCCTCCGACGATAGTATATCTGGTTTTGTTTCATATGCTGCTGTTCCTGCTTCTTTTACAACTTTGCCTTCTGGTTCTGGATATAAAGTATTTTTTTCAGCACAAGAAGCATATAATGCTGGTTTAGTTGGAGATTTTAGCGATGAGACAAAAGCAATAGGTACTATTTCGGTGACTGCGACAATGAGTAATGATACATTAACATTGAACTATGGAACTGCTATAACGACTATTAGTAATAATCAGGCTGTTTCGTATTCTTTGACTGGATTGACTGGTTCAGCAGCGGTAGCGGCTAACCAAATAGCAAATCAAATTAATGATAGGTTTAATGAGACTGGGCTATTGGCTTCGGCCAATGGCAGTCAAGTCACCCTAACCGCTCCATCAACTAGAATAAACCCAACAATAAAACAATATGGTGCATCTATTAATGGCACAGCTGCAAGTGTATCTGGCTCAGGAAGTGCTAAGGTTTCAGTATCAGCCTTTGCTGGTGGTGTCAACTCAAAATATACTGTTATCAAATACCATATTGATGAGTATTTTAGAGTGGGTGGAACTAAATTGTGGGTTCTATTGAGAACTGCTCCAACTGCGGGTTTTGATGAGGTGACTGAATTACAGATAGCGGCTGGAGGTGAGATTAGACAAATGGCAGTATTTAATACAGCCGCATTCAATGCTGCTGATATACCTGTATTACAGGGTGATGCCACTAGTTTGGCTGCAGATAAGAAATATGTACAAATACTATACGCTGCTAATATTAAGTCGGTTTTACTTCCAAATCTTCCTTCTCTTTCGACTTTTGGTTGTGAGAACGTATCGGTTGTTATCGGACAAGATGGAGCAAATGTTGGTTCTAAACTATACACTTTGTTGGGTTATTCAACAACTAACATTGGTTCAGTTTTAGGAGCACTAGCATCCTTTAAGGTTAATGAGAGTATCGCTTGGGTTGGAAAATTACAATCAATCCCATACTCAACAAGAGAATTGGATGTTGCGGCTTTCGCGAATGGCGACTTGGTTTCAACAAAGACAAAAGCAGAACTAGATAGTATTGGTAATAAAAACTATATCTTCTTACGTAAATTTGATGGTTTGGCAGGTTCATTCATCAGTGATAGTTTGACTGCGACCTCAACAATCAGCGATTTCTTCTCTATTGAAAGAAATAGAACTATTGATAAATCAAGAAGATTGTGCGGAATAGCATTACTTCCATTCTTATCATCTCCACTATTGGTTGATGCTAACGGAAAACTTGACCCACTTACAATCGGGGTATTCAATGGTTTAATCTCAGCCCAACTTGACACAATGTTGAATGCTCAAGAGATTTCGGCTTATTCGGTGAATATAGACCCAGACCAAGACGTACTAACAACTGATAAACTTGTTATTAACTTACAATTGGTTCCTGTTGGAGTTGCTCGTTTCATCGAGGTAAATGTAAGTTTCTCACTTTCAGTATAAAAAAAATAATAATAAACAATGGCTTTAATTAATGGACAATCATACAACTTTGCCAATATCAAAATTGAACTATTAGGTGTTAGACCATCTGGTGTTGTTTCAATAAACTATGGTTTGGAGAGTGGCGCGGATAGTAATTTTTACGGACTTGGATACGAGCCTGTCGCTTTTGGTTATGGTGCGAATACTTATAGTGCTTCGATTGAGTTTCAATTCGAAGAGGTACAAGCCCTAATCAATGCAGCATCAACCGCTGGTGTTCCAAACGGAGATATAACTAAACTGCGACCTTTCAATATAGACATCGCTTTTGGTGAATTCGGACAACCAATAACAAAACACAGATTGATTGGTTGTCGTTTCACTGATTTGGGAGTTGATACTTCACAAGGACAAACAACCCTAACAAGAGCATTTAATATATTACCTGCTAGCATCGATTTTGCTGCACTATAACATATAAATCTTCTCTTTTATGGATAAGTCACGGATTGAACTAACATTCTTTCTGTGACTTATCTTTTTTTTTAAGTCAATTATATTAAAACAGAACCAGTTATGTCTATCGCAGTTAGGTCAGCACTCAATACTTACTTGAATAATAATACTCAAAACATTAGAGCAGAGTTCGCAAATGTTGTTGAAAGAAATGATGATGGTACTTATGTTTGTGAGCCCCTATCTGGGGACGCCCTAATCTATAATGTAAGAACTTATGAAAGTGCTTTGGGATTTATTAAGCCTCTTATTGGTTCAGTTGTGACCCTCCAGTTTTATGATAATCAAACATGTTATATTACAAATATAATAGATTATGATGAGTTTTCTTTACTTACTGAAAATCAAACAACAATAGCATCAAATAACGATTTAACTCTTATTGGAAAAAATGTTGATATAGTTGTATTAAAGGATGATTTTGATATAGATAAAATAAATGAAATAAAGAATACACAATCCCGCATAAAAGGTCAATTTAGAATTGATGCTGCTGAAGACATATTAATGGGTTCTAAATATACTGGTATAATCGCTGAAGACCAAATACTTATGGATAGTGATAATTTCGATTTATTGTGTAAAGATTTCAGTGTTGAAGCAGACATTTCTACAATAAAAAGTCAAAATATAACTTTAGATGGCCTTGTTGATGTTAAAACTATTCAATTAAACCAATTATTAAAAGATATATCAAATGCTTTAACATTAATAGATACCACTTTACAAGCCATCGCACCAAATCCAGCCCTAAATGGTATAGTTCAACTAATAAAATTAAAAACAGACCAATTATGATAGATATATTTTTAGATGAGAATTACGAAATCGTATTTAATGAAAATGGTGACTTTGTCCCAATAGAGTTTAACTATGATGCTCAATACCAAGATTTAAGTATTGTAATGAATATAGATGCTGGTCACAATAAACAATTTCCAACTTTGGGAGCCGCTATTTATAAATCAATAAATGGTGTAGAAAACGAGTTATTCTCATCAATAATAAGTAATGCCCAACAAATAGGAGTTGATATAAAAGATATATATATTGACACTAATAAGAAAATACAAATACTTATATGATTGTTAAATATACAACTATACAAAACCAAACTTGGTTTGACTTGGCACTACAACTATTAGGTAATCCAGATTTGTCTTATGATTTGGCTAAACAAAATAATAGTTCTATTCTCGTCAATCCTCTACCTTTTACAGAAATAAGTTTTGATACGGATGCCTTACCAATAAGTTTTGATGGATATAATAATTCAAATAATAATGTTGTTTCAACCGCACCAAATATATTCATAATAATAAACTCTTTCAGTAATGACTTTAACCTAAATGAATTCTTTTAGTCAATTATAGAGAAGAAAAAGAAAAATAATTAAATAGATGTCACAGTTAAATAGAAGTCAATTAACAACTGATATAAATAATAAGGTATTTACGAATACCAGCCAACAAGTCACAGCACAAAATGTTAATAGTGTGTTAGTAAATCTCGTTGATAGTCAATTAAATCTTCTAACTGATGCGGGTTTGATTGGACTTAACTCTTTTAGTCCATCACTATCTTATGCAAGTGGGAAAGGTGTATTATACTTTACACAATCAAACTGGGCTCTTTATAGAGCAAATACTAATGTTTCACCAGGAGCCTTTAATGGTACTCAATGGACTAAAATAAATCAAACTGTAAATAATGGACTTACAATCTATAATGGAGACATTATTTTGGGTGGGGCTTTAGATTTCAATACCACATTAAATGGTGGTGGAACTTATGGACTTATTGTAAATAATGGTTATTTTGCTAATGGAGATAGTAATGAAATTCCTGCTATATCTTCAGGTCTCATTATGGGTGTCTCTAATGAATTGACGACAAATGTACCAACTCTAGTATTTGGAGAAAGTAATGAGCAGAGTGGAGAGAAATATAATGTTTTGATTGGAACAGACCACGTCACAGATGCAAAAGTTAATACAACCATAGTTTCTGGTGTAAGTAATGTATTAGATAATATAAAGAATAGTTTAGTTATTGGATTAAATAATACTATTGATGGTGGCAGTCAGTCAGATAGTACATCTAATATTGTTTCTGGAACTAATATAACATTTAATGGTGGGAAACTAACTAATAGTCATATTATTGGAAATACAATAAGTCAAACAGCAAATACTATAAACTCATCAATAGTTTTAGGTACTAATCTTTCTATAAGTAGAGCAATAACTAATGGTTTGCTTGTTGGAAATGCTCTTGGTTTAACTCAAAGTAATTTAAGTAATGCGTCAATCATAAATGCTCCTTTTTGTCCCGCCACTGCCTCACAACATACCTTATATACTGGAAACTTGGCTCTCTTAAATCAAAATGAAGGCTCAGGAGCACTCCAAGCAAATATAACATCAGCCACAAGTTCTGCCAGTTATTTTGGAAAAGTCACTATGAACCCATCTGACACTCAAACAATAACTGCTCCTTGTCACCCAAATGATATAATAATGCTTACATTATTTGATAGCACAGATACAAATAACTATTGTTGGTTAAAGGCTCAAAATACAGGGACATTTACGGTTCAATGTAAAGTCAATGGAGCAAATGTTAGAGTATATTGGCAAATAATAAAAAGTATATAAATGAGAGAGAAACTGTATTTATTCCTTTTATCGGCATTGGCTGTATTTAGTCCATTAGCCCCAATACTATTCAGTGTAGGTTTTCTTATACTGGCTGATTTTATTGTTGGTTTATATAGAGCCAAAGTTAGAAATGAAACTATTACAAGTCGTAAAATGTCTAACACCATCTCTAAAATGGTATTATATCAAATCATGATTATATCTTTGTTTATTTTAGAAACATTCTTATTGGATAAAGTTATACCATTAACTAAAATGGGAGCAGTTTTTATCGCTTTAGTTGAGATTAAAAGTATATCTGAAAGTATAGAAATGATTACAGGAGTAAATATATGGAAAAAAGTTATTGAAGCAATCAGACGTGGAACAAATAATACAAAAGATTTATTAAACGAAGACCATAAACTTTAATATATATTAGAAAACAAATACAATCAATGTTAGATATAATAAATAATCTATTCCAATCCAATAACGAGATAAATGTCTCAATTCAAAGACATAGGGTTCTAAAACAAGAATTCGAGGCAATATCAAAATCTCTTGAAACAGATTGGGCATACAAAAAGGTAGAAATACTAGAAAGAGCCGATATAGTCACAAAGGGCTCAAAGAGTTATTCTATTTCTGTTGATACTTATGAAGATGATGATTATTGGCAACTTATTAGTGACCTGAAATCCTGTAAAAAGTTTATCTATATGGTCTATGATATGCCACAAAAGATTTCTATAACTGATTATGAAAGATTAAACATAGAGAATAAGGAATGGGCAAAACAATACTTTATTGTGGGTCCATCTGTTGGACTAACCAATTTGATAAAGCCCAACAAATATATTAACAAAATATACTTCTCATTTTACTTTTGAGGGGTCATAGAGACCAACGAATAGGTTAGTTGATACTATGTATCATTTTACTATTAGAGGGTCTTAAAACGAATTTAATAGGGTCGTCTAATTAGGCAGGACTTTTGATTTTGGCTCAAATAATGGAGGTTCAAGTCCTTCCCCTATTACAATATATTAGAATATATATCATGATGTTGAATGAATTTAAGATAAAAAAAATAGAAATACGATGAAACTAAAACTAAAAAACGGAGCAGTCCTTGATGCTGATACCAGCGGAAATTATAAACTATTAAATCAAACAGAAGATTTTGTTTTACCAGATGGAATATATTTCACAAAAGATAATAGGAAAGTTTGGATAGAGGATAATAAAATCATCAACATATTAGAACTAGTATCTTTTATTGTGAGGATTTTTCTAAAACTTTTTGGTAAAATCTAAATATAATATTTATTGTTTGAGAATACATTTTTTTTTGTTTGGGGGACCTTAAGGGTCCCTTTTTACATATAAAATAAAATCAGTCAATTATATAAAAAAGAGAAACAGATGAAAGAGATTTTATTAAAGAAAGGTGACCAAGAATACAAGTTGGTATATAACCCAAACATCCAGTATGATGTTATTATGTTAGTGATGAACAATATAATTGCTGGTAAGAATGCTGAGGCAGGTGATGTTATTTTATTGAAACAAATGGATTATGAAAAATCAAGTCCAGAAGTATTATCTAACCCTTTTGTAAGAGCCAGTGCGGCAATCCATATGTTAAGTTTATATGAAGCCTTCGAGATAGAAGAAAAAAAAAGTTAAACGAATTAGTAAAAACAAAATCTTACAATAAGAGTGAGTTTGATACTATTTATTTGAGGTCACAAATCACGAGATACTATGGAGTAATTCCAAAATCAAGTGAAGAATTTATTACCTATATGGCTTGTTTGATGAGGCATAACGAGGAAGAAGAAAAGGCTCTCCAAAAACAAAGTAAAAAATATAAGCGATAATGGCAAATCTAGGAAACTTAACCAACAATGTAATAATAGGACCATCAGGGTTAATTAATAATAATACACTAAACAATAATCCTGTTATAGGAATAGCGCAAGGTGTTAAATTAGGTAATACTCCTATTGGAAATCCAGGTTTTATTTCGGGTGAACAATTGGCGACATTCTTTGTTGGTAATGTTGTTGGAGCAACTAAGCAAGCGATTTACAATATAGGAATAAAAAATACCGAACTATTATCACAAAAAGTCAATTTTACAAACTCACCAACTAATCCACCTAATGGACCTTTTTTTGGACCAGAAGAACAGATTGGAACTCGTCAATATGAATTTTCAGAATTGGGAACTCCCATTTTTGACTTTGTTAGATTTCAGCCAGTCACCTATTATTCTTTTACAACAGAAAAATTACAAAAGGGACAAATTGGTTCTGTTGGTCTCGATACAAGAACAACAGTTAAACCGATAGAAAAACAATTTGGTGGTATTGATTTTGTGACTTGTATGGTTGATGTATCAAAAGCGATTGATATAGTAGAAACAAAAACTGCAGGTTCTATTCAGGGAACAATCAAAGAATATATGGGTTCAAGTGAGTGGTCAATAAGTTTAACCGCCTATGTGACGCCACAAAATATGTATGATAATTCTAGAATAGAATATAATGTGGATGTATTGAATGAATTAAAGAAAATTCCAGAAATAAATAACCCTATCCCAGTTGAAAGTCGTTTTCTTAATCTATTGGGAATAACTCATGTTGTTCCAACAGACGTTTCATTAAGACCTGTTGAGGGTATGGTGGGCGTTATTCAAGTTGAATTTACACTATTAAGTGATAGTCAAATCATACCAAAAGCATGAGTGTTAAAAATAATGTTAGAAAGTATTATCATATTTTAGAAAATATATCACAGGATTATTATTTTAGTGATGTATTTGTTTCTGTTGAATATACTGAAAATGTGGATGGTACTATGGAAGGAATTTTAACTTTTCCTTCGGACCTCATAGTTTCTAATGAGGGTCCTGTTGGATTTGATATAGAACCAAAGTTTAGTACAGGTAAGGAGATAACAGACCTCAAACCAACCATAATACAGGATTATGCGGATTTGAGCGCGAAGGGTGGAGTAAGAAAACTTGTTGTTAAGGAAACTATTGACCCATTCGTTGAAAAAACAAACGAACAATTTAAGTGGGTGGGTGTTGGCTTTGAGGACGTATTAGTTTCGTCCAACAATAGAGGCAGACAAACATTTACACCAAATCCAGACAAGTGTTTAGATTTGACTGATGGTTGTGTTAAACTAAACTTCAAGAAATCATATCATATCCCCACAAAAGAAACAATACTAAAAAATAGTATATTTAATTATTTTAAGATTAACGATTTTATACGAATAAAAAGTTATTTATTTGGAGAAAACGCATCGACCAATCTTGGCAAAAACAAACCTTACTATTTGATTAGAGATTTCTATGTCACGAGTGTGGGTCTAAATGCCAATCTTATAGAGGTAAGAGTTAAAACTCATCAAAGCCAACTCGATAAAATACCAGCCTCGATTTCAACCAAACAAAAGAAATCTATTTGGGATTTCTGTATGTCATATTTATTTCCAACAATCCTAAATAAAACTGCGATTAGAATGATTATTGTATCCAAAATTGATTATGATACAATGAAAAAAAGTAATATAGGGTTATATCGTCAAAATATAAACACTTTTGGTTTTTTCTTAGCCAAAATGATGCAGGACTATAATCTCCAATTCGTTTGGTCTGGTATCCCGAATGTTTGTGTAATGAGTTATGGAAACACATATTTACCTGCTCTTAACTTTATGATTAGTTTGGGTAAGGCAACAAACTCAATTTATACAGAAATAGATGCTTGGAGAGCCTTTACAGATTATACAGTTTCAAGAGTTTATGACGACAGCAACCCTGTTGTTGTTAGGATGACCTCTGTTGCTGCCCAGTTGGGCTCAATAAAAAAGGGAGAAACTGCAAAGCCAAAACAAAAGATTTATGGTGACGAAGAGGCTATATCCAAACAAACTGGTACAATAATAAATATGACCACAAACATCGCTCTAGATGAAGATGCTTTATTGGAACAAGCAAAGAAAATATATTCTAGAACAAAGTATTTAGGTCAAAAGAATACTTTTATCATGAAAGAACCAGGTTCAATAAAAACAATAATCCGTTTTACAGATGATAAAATATACAATAATGGTTTCTATTATATAACTAACACGATACACAGATTTACAATAGAAAGCGGATACGAGTTCGAGTTCGGTACAGGTATAAGATTTCCTGATACAAGTGGTGGTTTAGGTAATCTTGTTGAGATTGTAGATATATAGCCCCCATTTCTTTCATAAATCGTTTTAGAGAAGCAATAATGGGTTAGACAATATAAACTATCACAATTCATTACACCTCATTACAATAAAAATAAACGATAAATATGAAGACATCAAAAAGGGGACTTGATTTGATTAAAAAGTTTGAGGGTTTATACTTACAAACTTATCTTTGTCCATCAAAAATACCAACAATAGGATATGGGACCACGAATATTAATGGAAGGAAAGTTCCAATGGGTTTAACTATTACAAAAGAAGAAGCCGAGAACTATTTAGAGATTGATTTGATTTTCTTTGAGAGGTCATTGAATAGATTGATTGGAGCAACAGATATAAAACAAAACCAATACGATGCTTTGATTGCCTTTTCTTACAATTGTGGTGTTCAGGCACTAAAAAGTTCAACTCTATTTAGATTGGTTAGAGAAAACCCAAATAATCCAGAAATAAGAAATCAATTTATGAGATGGGTGAGGTCGAATGGGACTGTATTGAATGGGTTGGTTAGAAGAAGAAAAGCAGAAGCGGATTTATATTTTCTAAATTAAAAATAATAGTAAAAAATGGCAAATAATTTAGAGGTCGGGATTAAGTTAAATGATGGTATCTCGGCAAACTTAAATAGGATAAATGGAAATCTAAACAACCTTCGAGGGTCTGTTGATAGAGTTAATCAATCTACCAGTAAGATTGGAGATAAGGGTGGCATATTTAAGCAGATGTTGGGGGCTGGTTTAGCGACATCTGCTATTACTGGTGGTATTGATATTCTTATTGGTGCTGCTGCTAAACTTGGAACAGCCGTATTTAATGCTTATACTAATAGTGAAAACTATTTAACAAAACTAACAGGTATGTTGGGTGGCAATGCAGAGGCCGCCAAAAGACACGCCAAAGAATTACAGGAATTCGCCAAGACAACTCCATTCGGTTTAGAAGAACTCCAAAAGGCGGATGCTCAAATGATGGCTTATGGTTATTCTGCGGACGAGGTTGTATCCAAAATGAGGATGATTGGTGATGTTGCTTCTGGTGCTGGTGCAGATGTTGGTGAGGTTATTAGGGTTATGGGTCAAATCAAAAGTAAAGGAAAAGCGGATACTAATGATTTGATGCAATTACAGGAAAGAGGTATCCCAGCCCTAGTTAATCTCCAAAAACAACTTGGTGTGACTGGAGAGCAACTAAACAAAATGATACAATCAGGACAGATTGGAGAAAAAGAAGTCACCAAGGTTTTTGAGAGTATAACGAGTGAAGGTGGATTATTCTATAAAGCAATGGAACTCCAATCAAAAACACTAACAGGTCGTATATCAAACTTTATGGATAGTTTGACACCTATACTTGTAAAGATTGGTGAGACATTAAGACCCGTAATAGACCAAGTATTAAATTTTGTTGAAGGACTAATGAATGGTCTTGATACTGCTGCTCTTTCCTCAATCGCGACGGCTTTTGCTAGCATTGTTGGAGTTGCTGTTGAGATGCTTATTCCAACCCTAGATGTTTTAATGCCAATACTAGACCTGTTGGGTTATACCTTCGTTATGATTGCTGATGTGATAAAAGTATTGTGGGACAATTTATCACAGTTGTTATTACCTATTTTCGAGCAACTTAAAAACTTATTCAACATAATTGGACCAGTCATTAAGTACCAATTGATGCTGTCTTTTGAGATGTTAAAAATTGTAATAGAAAAAACAACTAAAATATTAAAACCATTGGCGGGATATATTGGGACGGCTCTTGAAGGTATTGGAAAAGTTTATGTTGCAATTATAGAAATGATAAATAAGGTACTTGAATACTTTAATTTAGAAACAATAAAACTTCCAAAAGCGCCAGGAACAAATATTCCAGACAAACAGAGAGCAGATATAAAAGAAGGTGTTGCTGCTGGACACGCAATGTTGAGGAAACAATTTGAAAGTAAAAAAACAGGGACAAACAAACCCAAAGTGGATACAATCGCCTCACAACAACCAAAGATTATCAATGTGAATGTTTTGAGTGGTCCGAACGCATCACTTATACAAAAAATGGATGTCACCAACATAATAGATAAGACGGGTAAATTGACCCAAGAGTTTAAGAATGAGATTGAAAGTTATTTGTTGAATGTCTTATTGGAAGGCACAACAAACTATACACAATAAAAATTTGAGTTTGAGTTCGCTACCCAAACTAACGCCGGGCAGGTCTTTAGAGAGAGAAGGTAAAATCTTCTCTCTTTATCGTGAAACAAAAAAGAAAATAATTGTATAAAAATATGATACAGGCAAGGATTGCTGGAATATATAGGATTAGTGTCGGTGATTATTTTTATTTGGGTAAATCAATTAATATTTTTTCGAGGTGGCACTCGCATACAACAAGTTTGATTATGAATAAACATCATAGTCCAGAAATGCAACAGAGATACAATACAGAGGGTCTAACCTCTTTTCGATTTGAGATACTTGAAACTGTTTCGTTGTCCTTATATCGTAAAGAAACCCTCTTAAAAGGAAAGGAGTTAGAGAAGGCGTTCAATAGATTATTATTAGACAAAGAGAAGGATTGGATGAATAGACATTCAATAAATTTTTGTCTCAATAAAGATAAAAAACATTTTAATATATGAGTAATTTAAGGGAAGACAATAAACTTGAAAAGTTTTATACACCTCATGACTTTATCCAATTCGTTTTGGATGAGAGTAAAAAATATATTGATTTTGATGAGGTCGAGAGTTTCTTGGAACCAGCGAGTGGTTCTGGAAATATGATTGATGTTTTGGAACAATATAATAAAGAAATAGAAGCATACGATATATCTAATGAAACTGGACGAGAAGATATACGTGAAACAGATTTTCTCAAACTACCAATCTCTTATAGAAAGGGTAGATATACTTTAAGCAACCCACCCTTTCATAAAGGAATAAAGTTTTTGTGGAAGTGTTTAGAGATAAGTGATTATTGTTGTTTTATTCTATCAGCATCAAGTATCGCCAATATTGATTGGAATAAGGTTCAGGAAAAGTTTGAGGTCAATAAAATACAAATCAAAAAGAAACAAGAATTTACAGACACCAAACAGGATGTCGCTATTCTATACCTAAAAAGAAAATAATATGAACTGGACCACAAAGAAGGGATTAGATTATTTGATTGTAAGTAAAACAAAAGGTTATGTGTTGAGGTCTTTTTTGTGTAAGGGTTATATTTTAGGGCTTTCATTGTATTTGTTTTGTTTTACAAAGATAAGAAATGTTTTCAAGATTTACTAGAAAAGTCGAGATTTTTTACCTTCCAAAGAATATCACAAAGATACGAAAAGTTTTTGGATTACAAAGCAATCAGGACATTTTTTTCTTTTTGGGTTTCGAGACAAGGTTTTAGTTTAGTAATCATGACGCCGTCTTTTGAGGTCCTTTCGATTTTGATTGGTGTGGTATCCGAGAAGAAGTTTTCTAGATAAAAACAAATCATAACCCTCTGCTCTTCTGTGTGGGATGAGTGGAAGAAAGCGGGAGATGAGATGGAATTAGTTATACGAAGTGTATTAGCAACCCAATTGAAGAGTTGTTTTGTTGATGGGTTAGCGAAAAGTTTGGTTGCCTTTTCTTTGTTGATTTTTACAGATTTCATATTTGTTTTGTTTTGATGATACAAAGATAGAGAAAAAAAATCACACTCCCAAAAGAAGTGTGATAATTTTATTTGTCTTGGTTTAAGAGTTTTTCCCAAAAGAGGCTTTCTTCATCTCGTTTGAGGCGGTCTGCTTCTATGGCGAGTTGGTCTATATAGTCCCAAACGGCATCTTGTCCCTTCTTCTTTTTGATTTCTAACAGTTCTGCGATTAATGTTTCTATTGTCATATAAATATTGTTTTTACAAAGATACTAAAATTTTTTTGATTTTTTCTATTTTCATAAATCTTTCCCATTGGAGTTGTTCTCGTTGTTCTTTTTGTAAGTTCCTTTGGAAGTCGCGTATAAACTGGTTGTGTATTATATTTTCAGCATCTCTTTTTTTTATACGATTTATTAAATGTGATATAAATACATAACAAAGAGGTGACAGCATTATTCCTAAAAAGTTAATACCAATAAACTCACATATTCCATATAAAATAAACATTAAAAACCAATAGATGAAAACTTGTTTTATTAATGTAATAATGTTTTTTTTTGTTATACTCACGAAAAGCGTAATAGAAAATAAAATCGTAAAAAACAAAGTTGATGTAATATAAATAAAGTATTGTGTATTTTGTGTCATATTACAAAGATAATAAATAATTTTGGTTTGGTAATGTCTCAATCAAAGATTTTCTCAAACCTCTAAACTTTTTCTTAAATTCCATTATTTCGTGTAATGTGTTTATTTTTCCAATCTCACATCCAATTATCTTTGCAATCCTTTCGTCTTTTGTGTATCCCATCTTATACACCTTATTATAAAAGGTCTTTGATAGAGCAAAACTATCCTTACTCTTGTCCCAATAATAATTCTTTCCCTTATTCATCCTATTAATA